TATGCCACAGAAGATGGACACACAACATCTGTCGCACATTGGTTAGAAGAAGATGACTTCCGCAAGAATGGTGGAGTTATGAATCATGAAACTGTTGATAGTATCTCAAAGCGTCGTAAGCCCTTTACTGTTGATTATACAGGATTTGGTTGGGTATTGATTAAGAAAGGTGTATTTGAAAATCTCGAATACCCTTGGTTTGCACCTAAGATGCAGGTCTTTGAATCTGGTGCAGTTCAAGACATGTGTGGCGAGGATGTCTCATTCTGTCTTGATGCAATTGAAAAGGGATTTGATATTTGGTGCGATCCTCGCATTCGTGTCGGACATGAAAAGACTCGTATTATTTAATATAGGAGAAATATATGGCAGCAAATCGTAAATCACTGAGTGGATCAGCAGGTGTTGAGTCTCATCCCAAGAACACTCGACAGGGTTATGGGAAACACACAAAGTATACTGCAACCAGCAGAAACAATGCGCGAAAACCTCGTAGAGGACAGGGTAAATAATCTTTCAGGGCATCTCGTTATGAGGTGCCTTTTTATTGCTTGTGTGACCTTATAGATACTTATGAGAGGCGCTCTCGTCTCTCGCAGGAAGTTTGAATTAAACCAAAATAATAAATACAGAGGTCAAGGTAAAGGATGATTCCTTATAATCTAAAACTACTCACCTATCTCGCTCCAAGCAATGTTTGTATCGGGGTGGGTGTTTTTTCTTTACTTGATATTCCTAAGGATACTTGTATATTCACAGCAGAACAATCTTACAAAGTATTATGGTCTGAGATTAATCCAGAAATTAGATCTCGAATTGAAACATTAACTTATTGTGATGATGAAGGTTTCTGGATTGATTGTGACTTAAATAAGATAGGACCACAATACTACATTAATCATTCACACTCACCCAATGTCGCTTACAATAAAGATACTGGTTCTTTATATGCAATACGTGATATACAAAAGAATGAAGAATTGGTTGACTATTATTTTCCAGGAGAAAGAGATTGGCATATTTAAATCATAACCTTCCAACAATTACTTGTTATATTCGCAATGAATTTCTTTATAATCATAAAAAAGGCTATGGAGAGGTAACTTTATGTGACGTACACTCTGTAGCATCCTTAGAGAAGCATGTACCCCTCTTTGAGGCGTTTCTAGAGAATGGGGTCAACTGGACTCGTAGACCAATTCATGCGTTCTGTTGGAAACCTGATGCTCCAGTTGAAGAATTAGAAGAGTGTATGTGGTGGGATTGCTTTTCTCCTTATATTGATATTCAAGTACGTTCAAGAATGGCTAACTTACGTGCTGAACTTATCAACTATAAGGGCAAAAAGAATGAAGGAACTTATATGTTTACGTTAGATTGGTCATGGGAATCAAAATCTACTTTGAACACGAACTTTAGTGAGACACCAGAGCATAAATGTGCTCATTTTTTCAAGATGGATAATGGAAACTTCTATGCATATCCAAATAATAAAATTTTATGGTATGACGATGCATGGATACGCAATAGAATTACTCAAAATCCAGGGTATGAAATCGATATGACTGAATATTCTGTTGAAAATCTTCGTAAAATTGAAACATCAGATGATTTTATGTACGAAATTAAAGAAATTCGGGATAGCAACCCCGTAAAAAGTTCTGATTTAACCAATCAGGAGCAAAAAAATGGGACAACCCTCGGATAGAGACAAGGATTACATGAAAGAAGTGTGGGGAACTACAAAATTAATCACAGATTACACGGTAAAACCACCAAAAATGCTTCGTGAGATTGCAAATGACGATTTAACACCAAAAAAACATGATTTTGTGACTCAAAACGAACTTCATGAAAAAATTCGTAACGATGATGACTATGATGATTGGGAATATGGAGCAGAACCATTATATGAGTCAAAAAACTATAATAAATAAGATAGATTTAGAGCATTAAATGCCTTTAGAAAGGATAAGTCAAGGTTTTAAAGACATTAGCATGTCTTTTCAGGTTAATCCCCTGAATCTAGACTTAATTGCTCTAAAAAATGAAACTGCGATTGCTCGTTCAGTTCGTAATATTGTATTTACTCTTCCAGGAGAGAAATTCTTTGATTCAAATTTTGGATCTAGAATTTCAAACTCTCTTTTTGAAAATGTAGATGAAATTTCTGCATCAATCATTCGAGATGAAATACGAAATTCAATCACAAACTATGAACCACGAGTTGAATTGATCGATGTTCAGACAACTCCTGATTATGATAATGCATCATTTGATGTTTTAATTCAATATCGAATTATTGGTGCAGATGTGTTGCCTCAGCAACTTGAATTTGTTTTGCAACCTACTCGGTAATTAGGTAAATGCCATTAGTCAATTTTACAAATCTGGATTTTGACCAGATTAAGACAACTCTTAAAAACTACTTAAAAGCCAATTCCAACTTTACGGATTATGACTTTGAGGGATCTAATCTCTCGACAATTCTTGATGTGTTGGCATATAACACCTATATTACTTCATATAATGCAAATATGGTTGCAAATGAAGTTTTTATTGATAGTGCAACACTCAGAGAAAATGTTGTTTCACTTGCAAGAAATATTGGATATGTTCCAAAGTCAAGAAAGGCAGCAACATCGACAGTTAGTTTTTTTATAGATACTTCGAACATCACTCCACCTCCAGTATCACTTACATTACACAAGGGACCAATTGCAAGCACTTCAGGATCCTTTGGTAATCAATCATTTGTATTTTCAATACTTGAAGATATTACAGTTCCTGTTTTTAACAATATTGCATCATTTGATGAAATTAAAATTTATGAAGGGGTTCTTTTAACCAGCAATTTTACATATAATCCTAGAAATCCAAATCAAAGATATATTCTTCCAAACTCTGGAATTGATACTGATTTGATTTCTGCAATTGTAAGGCCAAATGAAACCTCTACAATATCAGTTAAGTACAATCTTCAGAATAGTTTGTTTGGTGTAAATTCAGAATCAGAAGTTTATTATATTCAAGAAATTGAAGATGAAAGATATGAATTAATTTTTGGTGATGGTGTTTTTGGAAAAGCACTTGAAGATGGGAATTATATTCAGGTTTCTTATATCGTATCAAATGGTGACAGTGGAAATGGAATCAGTCAATTTACATTTTCAGGAAGACTTTCATATACTCGAAACTCAATTACATATAACATTACTTCAGGTATTTCTTTACTTTCAACAGGTTTAATATCCTCGGGTGGAGAATCTATTGAACCAGTAGAATCGATTCGCAAATTTGCACCGAGAATTTATGCATCTCAAAATCGGGCACTTACATCTAATGATTATGAAACTTTAATTCCTGCAAAAATTTATCCAGAGACAGAATCTATTTCCGTTTTTGGTGGAGAAGAATTGATTCCTCCACAGTATGGAAAAGTTTTTATTAGTATTAAACCAAGAACAGGAGATTTTTTACCAAATTTAATTAAGGAAAATATTAAATTAAAATTGAAACAATATGCAGTTGCCGGAATTGTTCCTGAAATTTTGGATCTAAAATATCTTTATTTGGAAGTAATTTCAAATGTATATTATAATTCAAATTTAGCACCAAGTGCATCTAACATATCAAGTATAGTTCAATCAAATGCTCTTAAATATGCAGAATCTACAGAACTTAACAAATATGGTGCTCGATTTAAATATAGTAAATTTTTAAAAATTATTGATGATAGTCACGATGCAGTAACATCGAATATTACAAGAATTCAAATGAGAAGAGACTTACGTGTAGTTCTAAATTCTTTTGCAGAATATTCAATCGGATTTGGAAATCAATTTCACATTAATAGTATGAATGGTTATAATATTAAATCTACGGCATTTAGAGTATCTGGAATTTCTGAACCAGTTTATATGTCTGACGTTCCAGATACAAATCGAAGTACTGGTTCTATTTTTATGTTTACTGTTCCAAATATTTCTTCTGTAAATCCAACGATTATAAAAAGAGGAATTGGAAGAATTGATTATATAAAAGGAATTATTACATTAAATCCAATTAATGTTACATCTGCAAAAATTAAAGACGGACAATCTATAATTGAAATTTCTACAGTTCCACAATCAAATGATGTAATTGGATTACAA